ATATATTACGGTGTTTATGACCAAGCATTGCGTGGAATCAATGATTTCCATATAACAGATTTAAGATGGTTTAAAGACCCTCGTTATACCAAAGATTTACATTGGGTTAAATGTCAAGACATCTGTCATTATATGTTAAATAGAGAACAGTATGATGATAATGAGGTTACTATGCGTGATTTTGACCCTGAGAAATACAATGACTATCTTGAACAAGGGTATAAACCATTCTCTTCTTGGTTTGAATCTATGTCTAAGAAATTTAAATACGATAGACGTAAGATTGCTCAGGAATTGGAATGTGACTTCTTAGGTTCGGGTGATGGGGTTATTCCTGGAGATATTCAAGAGAATATTGCTAAGAATATGATTCGTATCCCTAAGGAAAAGTATATGCAAGGTACGTTTTGGCATTGGAAAGAACCTGTCCAAGGACATCGTTACATTATGGGTGTGGATGTTAGTAGAGGGGATAGTGAAGACTTCTCATCAATTAATATTATTGATTTTGATGAGAGAGAACAAGTGGCTGAGTATATCGGTAAAATACCTCCAGATGATTTAGCATCGGTCGCCTACAAATGGGGAATACTATATGAGGCATATATTGTGATTGATATTACAGGAGGTATGGGTGTTGCAACATCTAGAAAGTTACAAGAGATGCAATATAAAAATTTATACATTGACGGTATAAACACTCAAAATATATGGGAATGGAATAAAAAGGCCATGGATAAAATCCCTGGTATAAATTTCAACAATAAAAGAACCCAAATAGTTGCCGCGTTCGAAGAACAACTTAGAAAGGGGTTTAGTATTAGATCAAGTAGGTTATTAAACGAATTGAATACGTTTGTTTATATGAATGGTAGACCTGACCATATGAAGGGAGCCCATGATGATTCAATTATGAGTATGTCTATGGCTTTATACGCCGCAGATATGTGTTTTAATCAATTAAAGAAAAACGAATCCGCTAATAAAGCAATGTTGGAATCTTGGACAATGTCAGAAAGGTCATATGAACCAAATAAATCATTTTATTCTTATGGTACTGCATTTGACCAAATAGGTTCTATGGGTATGGATAATAATAATCTATATCATCAAAATAACAACATGAATGTAGGTAAACAAGCATATCAAGAACATATGTGGTTATTTGGTAAGTCTAAATAGTGTTCCAAATACCAATAATTTAGTTTATATTATAAAGAAAAGTATTTATATACATGGCAGAACAGAATTACACCGTCTTTCAGAAATTAACAAGAATGTTTGGTTATCCAAACCAAGTTAAACAGACTGATGCACCAGCATTTAATTTCAATAAAGATGAGATATTAAAAACGGATAGTAGAGAAGAATACGAAAAGGCATTACTCCAAGCACAACAAACTCAGTTTATTGCGGACAAATGGACTAAATTAGACCAATCGTTATATAATCAATCTGTGTATTATGAACCTAATAGGTTATCGGCATATTATGATTATGAATCAATGGAGTTTACTCCTGAAATATCAGCTGCGTTAGACATATACGCTGAAGAATCTACAACAATGTCTGAGAAGGGAGAGATACTAACTATATATTCTGAATCAGATAGAATTAAATCAATATTAGAAGATTTATTTAAAAATAAATTAGATATAAACACAAACTTACAAATGTGGACTAGAGGTCTTTGTAAGTATGGAGATGATTTTGTTTATTTAAAAATTGACCCTGAAAAAGGAATCGTTGGTTGTCAACAGTTACCTAATATTGAAATAGAAAGATTAGAAGGTGCAAGTGCAAAATCAGCCAATCAACAAACAGATATTAAATTACCCTCAAGAGAATTAAGATTCCAATGGAAGAACAAAGATATGGAATTCCAAGCTTGGGAAATTGCTCATTTTAGATTATTGGGTGATGATAGAAAGTTACCATATGGTACTTCTATGTTAGATAAGATTAGAAGAATTTGGAAACAACTTTTACTTGCCGAAGATGCAATGTTAATTTACAGAACATCGAGAGCACCTGAAAGACGTGTATTCAAAGTATTCGTTGGTAATATGGACGATAAGGACATTGAATCGTATGTACAACGTGTTGCTAACAAATTTAAAAGAGATCAAATTGCTGACCCAAGGAATGGTAATGTGGATATGAGATATAATCAAATGGCAGTTGACCAAGATTATTTTATTCCTGTACGTGACCCATCACAATCTAATCCAATTGAAACATTACCAGGTGCACAAAACTTGGGTGAGATTGCCGATATTGAATATATTCAAAAGAAATTACTTGCGGCGTTACGTATTCCAAAGGCGTTCTTAGGTTTTGAAGAAGTTGTGGGTGAAGGTAAGAGTTTAGCATTAATGGATATTCGATTTGCTAGAACCATTAATAGAATTCAAAAATCATTAATTCAAGAATTAAATAAAATTGCTTTAGTTCACTTATACCTTTTAGGTATGGAAGATGAATTAAGTAATTTTGAGTTATCATTAACAAACCCATCTGCACAATCTGATTTATTACGTATTGAACAATGGAAGGAAAAGATTACTCTTTATAAAGATGCAACATCTGACCAATCACAAGTAGGTATATTACCGGTGTCCCATACATGGGCTAAGAAAAATATTCTTGGTATGAGTGACTCTGAGGTATTGTTAGACTTACAACAACAACGTCTTGAAAGAGCGATGGGATTTGAATTAACAAACACACAAAATGTTATTAAACGTTCTGGTGTATTTGATGATGTGGATTCTAAGTACGGTATTTCTGAAGAAGAGAGAACTAAACTAGAAGCTTCAGGTGCTGCTGGTGAAGCTCCCGCTGGTGGAGGCATGGATATGGGTGGTGCACCCGCATCTCCCCCTGCAGGAGGTGAAGGAGAAGCCCCACTAAGTGAATCAGTATCTAAAAAATCAAAGATTTTAGGTATGTTAGGTGAAGAAAAAGAAGATTTTAATGTTTTGTTTGATATGGAAAGAGCACAACAGAATATTTATGAAATAGAAAATAAATTGAATGATATCTTAAATGATTAAAAATGAAAAAATTCGGGGTTATAAAAACAAAAATATTAAATAAATTAACTGAGTCTTATGCTAATGAAAATAAGGCTGAGATAAAAGATATATTAACTTTAATCAAAGAAAATAAAGAATTTAAAGAAATGTATTTGTTCTATGAGGAAATTGAAAACAAATATATTGAAGATAAGGAAACCGCAAAGTTATACGTTGAGGGAGTTATTACCATTTTAAAACAACAAATGAGTGATTTAACTACTTTTTGTACATCATTAAATAAAATGATTAATGTAGAGTCAATAAACGAAAATGAAATTTATAACTCTTTGGATGTCTTAATAGAAAACGACAATCTATCTAATATAGAAAAGAAGGTTAACGCAAAAAAGAAATTAGTAGAACATTTAACAACTAAAAAAGAAATCAAAGAATCTAAAGATTCAAAAATTATATCAAACGAAACATTACTGCAAGCAGTATTAACAAACAATTTTAATGTATTATATTCTAACACATTATCAGAATCACAACAAACGGAATTAAAAAATATTCTATCTATTACTCACGAAGAACTATTAGTTAAAACAACAGAATTAAAAGAATCTATTAACAATCAAGTATCAACACTTTTAAGTGAATCAAATGATACTAGTCTAACAACCAAATTAAATAGTGTACGAGATGAGGTTACTCAAATGACAACATCGAGATACAATTACTACAGATTAACAGAATTAAAAAACGGTCTTAACTAAGACCGTTTTTCATTTGTTGAACATACACAGCTTTTAAAACTTCTTTTCGTCTATTAACTGAAGGTTTTACAAATTGTTGTCTTTCCCTTAATTTTTGAATCTGCTTAGTTTTTTGAACTTTTTGTTTATAAGTTCTTAATGCGGTTTCAATGCTCCTCTCTTTTGTAATGTCGATTATAATCATAATATAATAAGTATATTACAAATATATATACAATTTTTGGTTTTGTGACATTTTTTTCTTATTATTTGTATAACACCATAAAAAAATATATAATAATGATAAATTAATGAAGACAGGTAAGTACATCCCTTTGGGGGTTTACAATAATGTAAAAATCGGTTATGGTACCGTTGATTTTAAAAACCTTAAAACTGTTTATTTGAAATTAAATTCGTGGGTACAACCAGAAAATGAAACTGATGACTATGACCACACAATTTTAAAAACAAGAAGAAAAATAAAAGAATTTATTTACAATCTTAAAAATCAAAATTTTAAACAACAATGTATTGTTGATTTAGACATACGAACTAAAGGTATTAAATTAGAAAAAAGATCTTTTATGAACTTAGAGGTTACTCTTTATGTTGAAAATCAATTTGATGTTAAATCAAAAGAAATAAAAAATACAATAAAAGATTTACTGGAAAACATAATAGAAGAAGGATTAATTGATAAAAAATTGTTCGTTTTCCATAAAAGCAAAAAATAACTTAGATATTGATGTATTTATAGTAATAAAATCTATAAATGAAGATATTAGGACCAAAGGAAACGGGGCATGGAATTTTAATAGAATACGACTCTGGTCATGTTTCCCCAGAAGATAACAAACAAATCATCAAAGAGGCTAAGGATATGGACTTTTCACAAGACCTTATCCTTTACGCCGTTTTACAAAAATACGATACTCCAAATAAGAACGGAAGGATATATCCTGAAATGTTACTTAAGAGAGAAAACGAAAAATACCAAACACTTATTAAGAAGGGTGGTGCGTTAAATGAATTAAATCACCCATCATCTTCACTTATCGATTTAGATAGAGTATCACACTCAATTTTAGAAACTTGGTGGGACGGTAAAATCCTTATGGGTAAGATTAAATTATTCACTTCTCCAGGTTGGAAGAAGATGGGTATTGTTTCTACCAAGGGTGACCAAGCAGCAATGTTAATAATGAATGGTGCAACTTTAGGTATTTCTTCTCGTGGTGTTGGGTCGTTAAAAAATGTTAAAGGTCAAAACATAGTACAAGAGGATTTTGAACTTGTTTGTTTTGATTTAGTATCATCTCCATCTACTCCAGGGGCTTACGTATTTAATGATCCATCTGAAAGAGATCAATTCCAAGAAGCTGAAGAGAAAAAATCAACTATCGATGATAGAATGAAAAAATTAATGGGGAATTTAGATACTTTTTTATCCAAATAATCAATTTTATAGGGTTATTAATATTAGAAAACTAAATTTTTCATAAAATCGTAGTATTTATAAGATAATAAAACAAAATTTCACAATGACTGAAAAATCAATTTTAGAACAAGCGTTACTTCAAGTACAAACACTTGAAGAAGCAGTAAAGCAAAATGCAAAGGGTATACTTGCTTCAACAATGAAACAAGAACTGAATGACTTGCTTAAAGAATCATTGGAAGAAGAGGAGAAGTTAGATCCAATGGGTGAACAACCTGAGGACGAAACTAAACCTGACGAAGAGGAAGACGATATGTCAGACGATGAAGCGACAGCAGATGATGCTGAAGCTGATGACGCTGAAAATGACACAGACCTCGATAACGAAAATCCAAC